GCTGATCAAAGCCTCCCATTCCTCCGCCGCCGTTGAACTTCAACATCGAGATCGCGGCTGTCAGCATATTGATTGCCTGAGTGTTCTGATCGGTCGCCTTATCGTTGTTTGCTCCAAGAGGATTGCCCTTTTGTTCCCACGCCTCTGGATGCTCACGACGAGATTTCATCTCTCGACGCTTCATCTCGATTGCGGCTGGCGAAGAAGCTCTATCCATATCCTCTTGTTGCTGTTGTTCTAATTGCTGAGTCGGCCCACGATAGCTCATGCCCATTTTTTCTGAAGCCCATCCCGCAGCATCGGCACCCATAAGTCCGAGGCCTTTGGACATCCCGTAAACCGTGGTCCCAGGACTCATCGCCATGTTCTTAGCGGCACCCCATTTGGACACCTTTGGATCTGTGAGCCCGAGGTCTCCAACATCTTTATCGTACTGATCGGCAGCGTTGGGATCTTGGCTTGCATTGTAGGTCTTCATCGCGCCAGAGGCTAGGCCCCCATAAAGATAAGCGGCACCAGCCCACTTCGCGTATTTGCCAAACTTGGCAACAGCTCCGCCCCCAGCAGCGGCTTCACCAGCGGCAGCACCCCCAGCGGCTTCGGCACCAGCGGCACCTCCACCCATACCGAGTCCACCCAAAAGGCTTTTGATTCCGGCAGCAGCGGCGATCAGTGAACCGACCGCGACGACCATGCCTCCGATATTTGAGGCGGTATCCTTGTCGCCCAAATGAGCGATCAAGTCTAAAACGTCTTTTGAAAGCTGTAGAATGTTTTTAGACAAACCATCGACCGCATTGTCCATGGACTTCTGGATCGTCGCATCGACCTTCAGCATGGTCCCATCAAGTCCACCCATAGACTTAAGAAGATTCGCCTGAGTTTGTTGCTCTTCGGTTTTGCCAGCATTTTTGATTTGTTCTGCCGAGATTCCTGTGCCCTCAAGGCCGCCATGCTTAATGGCCTTGGCCGCGATGGACATTCCACCCTCGCCCTTGAGTCCGAGGCGTTGCATGACATCATAAAGACGATCGTCTCCGCCCTCCCCCTTTGTCCCCTCAATAGCGTTTTTAAATAATTTTGATGTGATACCTCCAGGGCCTCCCTGGAATGATTTCATGGTCCCAGTCGCACCCGCGCCCTTGAGGTCCTCCATGGTCTCTGGCTTGATGTCGGCAAAAAGCCCGAGGGATCTTCTGGTCTCAATCGCTGCCGGGCCCACGCCCCCACCTGCCGCTTCACTGATCGCCTGAGACGCCTGAGCCTGTTGGAACCGATCTCCGTGAGAGAACGCATCCGACATACCCTTTATGGCGTCAAAGGCCTTTGAAGGGTCGCTCTTAAAAAATGGAATTGTTGATAGAGATGCCGCGAATCCGTTTAAGGATCCGGTATCAATCGTGACCCCTTGGGACATTTCTTGAAGGGCCGAAGACGAGGCTTGTAAAAACTCGCCAACTTTTGAACCCTCAAGATGAGCTGCTACCGCCGAGCCGATTGTATTTGAAAGATATTTCTCAGAGTCTCCGCCAGCTTTTCTGGCCGTCTCTTGAGCCCCTGTCGATGTGCCCTGATCAATCCCGTAAGCCCGTTGGAGCTTCTCGCCCTGATCGGTGAGAGAGTTCATCTTCTCTGCGCTGAGACCTCCGCCCATCGCCTTGGATGTTTCGAGCATCCTTGAGCGACGTTCAGCCGGGGTGAATCCTAATTCAGAGGTCTCTGATCCAACCTCGGATCCAGTTTCTCTGATCGCCGTTCGCTCTTTGGCCATCGTAAGGCGACGGTTGTAAATTGCCATCGCACCGACAACGAGACCTGCAGCTTTTGCAAACCCACTGATCTTGCCGAGGATGCCATTGCCGCCAGCTTCGGGGACTTCCCCTCCGCCTCCACCCCCAGGAACACCAGCCTTGGGACCTTTGCCCGTGCCGATATTCTCAAGGTCCTTGCGCTTCTTTTTCATCTCGTCGAGCTTCGTATTTATGGAGTCGAGAGAATCGATATAATTTGAAAGCTTTTTTTGATCGACGATTGAGCCTTTAGAAATTTGCTCTAATCGTTTGTTGAGTCCCGCTGCTGCGGCTTCAGCTTTTTTGATGCCATCTTGGAGCTGATCGCCAAAGATTTTTTTGAAGCCAGCCGCCGTCTCGGGCGACATCTTCATCTTGGTCAGGCCATCAACGGACTTCTTGGCGGCATCAATCTGTGCTTTAAAGCCCTTTATGTCTGCCGTTATCGAAATTTTGGCCTGTTTACTCATCTATCATCTCCCAAGAAGTGCTCGTCGAACTCACCCTCGCCCATGTTGACCACGCGCTTGGACTTTGGAAGATTCATCCCGAGCGATTCGAGAATCTTCTTCTCATCCTCTTCGGTTAGATCACCGTCTGTCTGATACTTGGAGAGGTCTACTTTACCCTTCTTATCCAAAATCTTTTTCATCTCGAACTCGTGGTCGTCTGGCATAGAACCATCCCACTCGTCGTCCCTAGTCACGATGTCCTCAAACGCCTGGACCTCTTGGGGATTTTTTGCGTAATAGTCTTCGTACATCTCGATCAACAACTCTTCTGGAGTGTGATCTTCAAAATCCTTTAGTGGCTTGCCGTACTTTTTAGTCCACCAGCGTTTAAGTTCACGATCCCCGTCGCTCAAATTAGAAATGGCAATCCTGTGAAGATTGTCATTGCTGAACGCATGGAGGTCGTTCCTAAGCAGGTAGGCTAGACTCTTCAACTTTGCCATTGCCCGCCTCAACTGCTTCAGGCTGGCCGCCCATGACCCTGCGTCTCCAAGCGGCCTCAAAGTCCTGACATTTATTGTAGACCTCTAAGATCACGTTGGCGTCGTAAAGATCACCGCCGAAATCAGTGTCCTTCCACCAGTCTGGATATTCTTTGAGCGTGAATCGCAAGTATGCCAGAGCCTCGTTAAGAGCGACGATGTCTGGGTCTAGGGTCATAAGATCGCCGTTCAGTCTGGTCTTTAGAAGATCAACTTGGGCTCTCTCACGAAGAGTGGGCCGACGATACATGAAATCGCCAGCCCAGTTTATTTTTGATTCCTCACCCAACACTTGCACCTTAAAACGATGTTCCATATCGGGGAGGGCGTATTTTTTAATCATTTTTGACTCCTTCAACCTAACTTTTTTAACTAAAAAGTTGTGGCACCACAACTTTATGACTCAGTGAATTACTGTCCAGCCTCGTCAGAAGACTTGATTCCCTTGAAGCCCCAAGTCTCAGTCATAACCCCTCGGGCATCAACTGAAGATTGTCGGCTCTCAAGCTTCACACCTTCCATCAAGAGCAAAGTCGCGTTCGTCACGCGATCAATGATCTCTGCCGTCATCACGCCCTGAGTGAGGATGTCACCCAGCTTTTTCATGATTCCGAGCTGTTTTACTGAGTTGTTTGCCACACGGAATGTCTGACAAGACATATCCACGCGGTATCCAGTCTCAGCGTATTCAAGAGTCTCCAACTTGTCGAGGACGTTGATCTCTTCGAGTTGGATGTTTTCGTTGTAAGAAACATTTGAGGCATAGGCGATCTGTGTGCCGTTGATTCGGAAGATCGCCTTCGCACCCGTCATTACTGTAGACATAATTTAACCCCTTTCAAAGTTTAAGCCCGCTTAAGCCGATTGACGAATATCTGCCAGATAGATCGTTGCCAAGATGAAGTCGATTCCCTGAACAGGAGTGATCGAGACATTGATCAAGGCAGTGTTGCCTTGGATGTCCACGTTCAGATTCTTGTATCCGAGTTTCTTGTTGTCATCGTCGCCAACAATGATGTCTGCACCTAAGTATGCTGACATTCTGTTTTTGATGAAATTCGCAATCGCCTCTGCCGAACCTGTGCGAGCTTTTGTTCCGGTAAAGGTTAAATCAAGATTGAATCGAAGATCGTAGGCCACATAACCAGCGGCTTGCACCACAGACTCACGATTCCAAACGAAGCTTGGGTCAATTCCGTAAGTCGTATTGCCAAGGGTGATTTTGAATCCACCGCTGTCAATCGCCTCACCGATCAAAACTCCCGCGTCGATCATTTCGTTGTAGT